ATATGTATATTTAGTTTTAACCAATTTTTTAATATTTATTATGGAACAAGTTTTTTTAACTGATCAAGAATTTGAAACAATTTCAAATCACAAAAATCAAGAAACCACTTTATTAGGAACCTTAGGTCAAGTAGAGTACCAGTTACAATTTTTAACAACCCAAAAATCAGAAGTTTTATCTCAACTTAAAGAGTTAGAAGGTAGAAATGAAGAAATAGGTAAGGAATTACAAGAAAAATATGGAAACGGTACTATAAATATGGAGACCAAAGAATTTATTAAAACAGAATAAATTTTTAATCTCCTTACTAATATTTATGGTAAATAATACTTTTTAGCAATGGCAGAAATATTAGTATCACCTGGTGTATTAGCAAGAGAAAATGACCAGTCTTTTATCACAGAGCAGCCCGTACAAGCCGGAGCTGCTATAGTAGGTCCTACAGTTAGAGGTCCAATTGAGGTCCCCACAATAGTAACCTCATACTCAGATTACCAAAATAGGTTTGGTACTACTTTTGAAAGTGGAAGCAATGAATATTCATTCTTTACTTCAATTGCAGCCCAAAACTACTTTAGTAATGGAGGTAACACCTTATTAGTAACTCGTGTAGTAAGCGGATCAGCTGCTACGGATTGGGATTATGCCGAAGCAAATATTCCGGGGTATACGGCAGCAACAGCATTTAAATTAGAATCTCTTTATAAAGGAGCTGAATTTACAAACTCAGGTTCGGCTAATACAATGAGTAATGGAGCCCTATATACAGGCTCTAAAGATAATTTTAGATGGGAAGTTACAACAGCTAACTCTTCATCAGGTACTTTCTCATTGATTATTAGAAGAGGTGATGATAATACTAATACAAAATCCGTATTAGAAACATTTACTAACTTATCATTAGATCCAAAACAAAGCAATTATATTGCTCGTGTAATTGGTGATCAAACCTTAAATTACAACTCTACAGAAAATTACATCGAATATTCAGGATCTTATCCTAATGCTTCAAGATATGTAAGAGTAAAAGAAGTAAATAATACTCCTGATTATTTAGATAATAGTGGTACTGCTAAAATAGCATTTACAGGATCTATCCCAACAGTAGGATCAGGTTCATACGGTGGTGCATTTAGTGGAAGTAAAGGTACAAATATACCTACAGATAGAGCAATGAATATGTATAATGCTATTAGCTCTGCAGATTCACAAGGGGTATTAGGTAGTGACTACAATAATATGTTAAGTCTTTTATCTAACCAAGATGAGTATCGCTACAACTTACTATTACTCCCAGGACTAACTGATGCTGATCACTCTTCACAAATTACCACAGCAATTTCAAATGCCGAAAGTAGAGGAGATAATTTAGTAATAGTAGATCCTGTAAAGTATGGAAGCACATTAATAAATGCAACCTCAGAAGCAGGGGGTAGAGATACTTCATACGCTGCAATGTATTGGCCTTGGATTACAACTCTAGATCCTGATACAGGAGATCAAGTTAAAGTACCTGCTTCAACATTGATGGGTGGAGTATTTGCTTTCAACGATAATGCTGGAGAACCTTGGTTCGCACCTGCTGGTATTAACAGAGGTGGAATGGGTACTGTTATTAGAGCTGAAAGAAAATTATCTCAAGCAAACAGAGATTCATTATATGAAGCTAATGTAAACCCAATTGCAACATTCCCTGGAACCGGAGTTGTAGTATATGGGCAAAAAACATTGCAGAAACAAGCTAGTGCATTAGATAGAGTAAATGTAAGAAGATTATTAATCGAACTTAAATCTTATATTAGTCAAGTCTCTCAAACACTAGTATTTGAACAAAATACAGCTGCTACAAGAAATAACTTCTTATCACAAGTAAATCCATACTTAGAAAGTGTACAACAACGTCAAGGTTTATTTGCCTTTAGAGTAGTAATGGATGATACTAATAACACAGCAGATGTAATTGACAGAAACCAGTTAGTAGGTCAGATATTTATCCAACCAACTAGAACAGCTGAATTCATTTACTTAGACTTTAATGTATTACCAACGGGTGCAACATTCCCATCGTAAAGGTTAAAAAAGTAAATATTTATAATAGAATAAAATAAATAGAAAATGGCAGTATTAGATCCAAACGAAATATTTTTCACAGCCTTTGAGCCAAAACAAACTAATAGGTTTGTTATGTACATGGATGGTTTCCCAACTTTCATGGTTAAAGGAGTAGGTGGTGTGAATGTGTCCCAAAACGCAATTGAACTTAATCATATTAATGTTCAACGCTTTGTAAAAGGTAAAACTACTTGGGGTACAATTGATTTTACCCTATTTGATCCTATTACACCATCAGGCGCACAAGCTGTAATGGAATGGGTTCGTCTACACCACGAATCAGTAACTGGTAGAGATGGTTATTCTGATTTCTACAAGAAAGATTTAACATTTAATGTAATTGGACCTGTAGGTGATGTTGTTTCGGAATGGATTGTTAAAGGTGCTTTAATTACTTCTGCTAACTTTGGTGATTTTAATTGGGATAACGACGGTGCTGTTGAAATTTCAATGACAGTACAACCTGATTACTGTATCTTGAACTTCTAAAAGGAAAATAAATATTTTTTAAAGAGAGCTTGGCTTCGGTTAAGCTCTTTTTTATTTTAATATTTATACTCGTAACAAAGTTATTATAAATAAAAGATATGGAATTCAAATTACCAACTGAAACTATCGAGTTACCTTCTAAAGGTTTACTCTATTCTGAAGATAATCCTCTATCCTCTGGAACTATTGAAATGAAGTATATGACTGCTAAGGAAGAAGATATTCTTACTAACCAATCATATATCCAAAATGGAACAGTATTCGATAAACTATTTAAATCTTTAATAGTCTCAGATATCAATTACAATGATCTTTTACTAGGAGATAAAAACGCAATTTTAGTTGCTGCTCGTATTTTAGGATATGGAGCCGAATATAAATTTATCCATAATGGAGATGAACACACAGTAGATTTATCTCAAATTGATAATAAACCTATTGATGAGTCTTTATTTACTAAAGGTCATAATCGTTTTGATTTTATTTTACCATCAACCCAAATTAAAATTGAATTTAAAATTTTAACTCACCAAGATGAAATCAATATTCGTCAAGAATTAAAAGGAATACAACGTATTAACAAAGATTCTAACCCAGAATTAACAACAAGATTAAAACATACTATAATTTCAGTTAATGGGAGCGAAGATAAAAAAGATATTCGAGAATTTATAGATAACTATTTATTAGCTCGAGATGCTAAAGCTTTTAGAGATTATATTAAACAAATTCAACCCGACGTAGATTTGTCTTTTTTCCCCCCCGAAGGTAAAAATAGAATCAATATCCCAATTGGGCTTAACTTTTTTTGGCCTGAAGCTGGAAACGATATCTGAAGTTAGAAAAAATTTATTTACAGAAATACATGAGATAGTATTTCATGGTAACGGAGGTTATGATTGGGGTACTATCTATTCTTTATCTATTCCTTTACGTAGATTTATTTATACTAAAATAGTAGATCATTACCAAACTGAAAATAAAGCTTCTAAACCAAAAGATTCTAAAACTACTACTTTAGTTAATCCTGATGGTACTATTAATAAGTCAAAAGTTGCACAATTAAAGGTTCCAAAATATAAGTAAAAGTTATAAAGTTTAATATTTATAACATATACTTAATATATGGCAAGTCAACAAGATATAAACAGGCAAAAAGAACTAAATAAATTCACTCAAGAGTATTTAGAACTCTTAAGAGAAGAAGGAAATGCGTTTGCAAGTATAGGAGGTATTATATCTGATAATCTTTCGGAATTAACTAAATCTAATAATACTCGAAAAGATGCTTTATCCGCTGCCCGTAAATTAAGTTCTATTAGTGATAAATTAGCAGCTGATGAGGAAACTAGTGCTAAACTAAGTGCAAAAGAACTTGGAAAACTAGCTGAAAACGCAGATAAACAGCTTAAAATCTTAAAACTTAAACAAAAACAAGCTGCAGAAAGTGAAGAAGATGTACTTGCATTAGCCGATGCTGTAAAACAAAGTGAAGCTTTAGTAAAATTAGCTAAAGAAAGAGCTAAAGAAGAATCAGAAATTGAACAGGCAGGGGGTTTAGCTTTAAATTCTTTAAAAGGGATTGATAAACTTTTAAGTAAAGCCGGATTCAGTAATTTATCTGAAAAATTAGATTTTAAAGGAGCTGTTAGAGGTGCTACTGATTTTAGTGATAAAACAGGAAAAGCATCTGTTAATTTAGGAGAGTTAGGAAAAAATTTAGGTAAAAATCTTAAAGGTGCTATTTCTCCTTTTGATGTTCTTTTAGTTATAGGTAAAAAACTAGGTGAGGCCCTTGCAAAAGCTGATAAAAATGTAGCTAATCTTCGTAGAAGTTTTCAAGTTTCTACATCTGAGGCCATAAAATTAAATAATAGTTTTGCAGCGACTGCTCTTAGAACTAGTGATGTAACAGCTAATGTTGAAAGTTTAACCCAAGCCAACCAAGCAGTTAATGACGAGTTAGGAATTCAAGTTAGATTTCAAGATGATATTTTAGTAGGGGTAAATGCCTTAATTAAAAGAAATAAACTTAGTGCTGAAGCTGCTTCTGCTGTAGCTAAACAAACATTAGCAACAGGTGAAAATTTTGATGATGTATTAACTGCAGCATTTAATGTATCTGCTGAACTTCAAAACCAATCTGGAATTACCTTAAATTCAAATAGACTATTAGAAGAAAGCACTAAAATATCAGGCCAATTAAGAGCTAACTTATCCCGTACCCCTGAAGGTTTAGTTAAAGCAGTAGCTCAAGCTAAATTATTAGGTTTAGAAATGGATAACCTTAATAGCCTTGCAGGATCTCTTCTTGATTTTGAATCTTCTATTTCTGCAGAATTAGAAGCTGAAGTGTTAACAGGTAAAGAACTTAACTTTGAACAAGCCAGATTACTAGCATTACAAGGAAAAAATGATGAAGCCGCAGCCGCTGTAGTTAAACAAATGGGTTCTTTAGCTGAATTCCAACAAATGAATGTTATTCAACAAAATTCTATTGCTAAGGCTGCAGGTTTAACTGTTGATCAATTAGCTACTTCTTTAGAAAAACAAGCTGCTATTAATTCTCAAAAACAAGAAGGTTTAGATATTGATGGAGAAACAGAAAAAGCAAATGCTTCTGCTCTATCAGTTCAAGAAAAATTAGCTTCAGCAGTAGAAAAATTAAATAGTGTTCTACAAGCTTCTTTAGCTGTTGTAGGTACAATATTAGGTATAGTGGCTTTTGCTTTGGCTCCATTTACAGGAGGGTTAAGTTTAGCAGCTTTTGCAGCCGGAGGTGCCGCTTTAGGATTAGGAGCCACAGCTTTAGTAAATGATGGAATAGCCCCAGCATCAAAAGGTCCATTTACCATTACAGATAGCTATGGTGCTACAGCAATAACCGCAGAAGGTGATGGTATAGCAGTTTCACCTAACATATCTCAAGGTAGTGGGGGTGGTATTACTAAAGCACAAGCAAACGAAATGATTACTTTATTACGCCAAGTAGCTAATAAGGATTTCTCTGTTACAATGGATGGTAGAAAATTGAATACAGCTATGCAAACTTCTGGAGTAGCTTCTATTGCTTAATATTTATAACAAAATAATATTATGGGACTAAAAGACAAATTAGCAAATAACGGCTCAACTTTATCTGAATTTGATGGATCCACACCTCCACAAATGGATGGATCTAAAGACCAATCAAAATTACACAACCAATATTCTATTAATGGGGTTCCTAACATTGTAGACAAACCTTCACCTTCTGGTTTAGATTTAAATGGTTTAACTCCTAAAAAATATATTAATCCTGAAAGTAGTCTTCAAGCAACATCAACTGCAACATCACCTACACTTCAAAATAGAACAGCTTAGTAACAGATGCCATTAGTTGATTTAAAAACTGATTTAACTTCTCTTAGGTTTGGAAAACCCTCAAAAGAAGGCAATATTGGAGACCGCCCTGGTGGTGGCTTCAGCCGCGAACCTTTTGTAAAAAGCAAACCCTTAATTGATAGAATAGCTCAAGATGGTACTGAAACCCTAGCTAATACTGGTGGTACTGATATGTTCATCCGTGGAGAAGGTAAAGTTGCTTCTTCTATAGAGAAAGATTTAGAAAGATTAGGTAAGTATTTTACAACAACTGAAGGAGGGTTATTTGCAGTTCAACAAAATTTACTATCTTCTACTGGAGTTAGAATTTATGGAGGATATCCTATAAGTGTAACTACTCCAAATAAACTTAGATTAAATGATGGGACTTATTTACCTTTAGGTTTATCAACTTTAGCTGCAGCTGCAGGAGTAGCTTTTGGGGATCATCCTAATAAACAAGGTATAGATTTTACAGGTAATAGTACTACTTTATCTCGACCTCAATATATAAACCTAGTAAAAGGTAATTTTGAAGGAATAGAAATTAAAGCATCTTCAATTAAACAAACTTATAATAATAGATTAGTTTCTTTATATAGAAAAAAAATCATAAATAAAGGAGGTTCAACTGATACTGAACTTTATAGTTATTTAGGGGGTCCACAAGCTGGTAAAAATGGTAATTTAAAAACTACTATCAAAACAGCCTCAGATAGAACATTTAGCCAACATGAAGATTTCTCTATTGGTGATTTTAGAACAAATAAATACCTTTCAGTTGATGACCTTACTTTTAATATTCCTGGGGGGATAGATATTCCAACAAAACTATTTGAACAACAAAAAAATAGTAATATTGTTTCTTTATACGATAATAAATTAGGGACTAATTATGTTCAAAGACTTAAGTCTGTAAATCCTATTATATCTATAAATCAGAATAAAAATGGAATTAGTTATTCAACTTATGCTCAACCAGGATTAGAATTATACTCAGAAGATTATAGATTAGGAAAAAATACTTCTATAAGTAATGGTGGGTTAAAAGATTTTAGAGAACTTTTAGCAAACCCTGATAAATCTAATGGGCCTACTAAAATTGAAGGTAATGCTTATGCTACCCAAAATATTGAACAGAGAGTTAATTTAGGAAACCCAGGAGCACGTGGTCAGAATAGAAGTGATTTTACTAGAGGAAATCCTAATAATGATGGTGGGTTAGATAAAATTAATTCACTTTATTTATATAAAAGTGAAGCTGTTACTAGCAATGATCGTAAAAATGATCTAGTTAAATTCAGAATTGCAGTAATTGATAACGATAATCCATCTCTAAAAACCTTTATTCATTTTAGAGCATTTATAAATAGCTTTAGTGATAGCATGAATGCTAGTTGGAATAGCTTTAAATATACCGGCAGGGGAGAAGATTTTTATACTTATCAAGGATTTAATAATAGTATAAGTATGGGATTTACTGTAGCAGTTCAATCTATTCAAGAATTATCTGTAGTTTATCAAAAATTAAATTACTTAAAATCTAGTTTAGCCCCTGACTACTCAGATGAAGGTTATATGAGAGGTAATATCCATCAATTAACGTTTGGAGGATATTTCTATGAAGTACCTGGTATTATAGAGTCTTTAACTTATACAATTCCTGATGGAACACCTTATGAAATAGGCATTCCTTCTAATTTTGAAAATGCCGAAACAGCCCCAGATGGCTCTAGTGTTAAAACTAACCCTGCAGTTAAAGAATTACCTTTAGTAATTAATGTAGAAATGAACTTTAAACCAATCTATAATTTTTTACCAGAAACTATAGGAGATATAAATGGAACTAGTAATATTAAACAAAGATTTATATCTTTATCAAATCAATTTGGAGCTGGTTTATACGATAATAAAATAGGTCCTGAATTTAAAGTAAAAGGAACATTTCCATCCCAACAAAAATCTGAAGCTTAATGAGCCGATATACTAACATACCAAAAACTAGAACTGATGAGGGTACACGTTTGTATAGAACGGTTAAATACCCGGATATCCCCCGTGGTAATAACGACATATATGTTATTACTACTGAGGGAGATAGGTATGATGTTTTAGCTTTCCAATACTTTAAAGATAAATCTTTATGGTGGGTTATCTCATCAGCTAATGCTGAATATGCTCAAGGTTCTTTGTATCCCCCTGTTGGAGTACAATTACGTATTCCCGGAAATTTAGATATTATTTTAGAAGCATTCAATGAATTAAATGAATAATTAGGTTATGAGTAATATAGTAGGAGCCCCTCACTTAGAATATGTCCAAGAACAAATAAAAACTAGACAAGAAATTTTAGGAAAAAAAGATCGTTCTAGCCAGGACCTTACTTGGATGAACAATAATAATTCTTGGATTAGATTAGTATCATCTGTTAATATTGGATCTCAAGACGTTTATCAATTTGTTTCTGGTTCTGATGAGCTTCAATTATTATCTAATAATGGAGAAGAATTTAGAGAAAATTTATTAGGACTTGATAACTATGGGGGAAATAAATTATCTAGTGAATTAATATTGCAAGGGGGAGCTCAAAAGGGTAATAGCAAAAGATTTGGGGTAGCCGAAACCAATTCTACCCTTCCATCAGAAAATTTTAATTATGGGTATGGAGGTTTAGATTTTGGTTTAAAACCTATTCCTGGAATTCAATCTTTTAATTCTAAAACTTATAATAACGGATCTTTAAGAGAGGCTCAAATTACTATTTTAGCTCATAATAAAAATCAATTTGAATATATAGAATCTACTTATTTAAGATTAGGATATACAATGCTCTTAGAATGGGGAAACTCAGCATATCCTAAAAATTCTTCAGAATATTCAAACACCCAAGATTTATCTCAATTATCTTTAAAAAATAAATTTCTAGATGATCAGGGTAGTGGGCCTAATTACTTTTATACAGAAATTGAAAAACTTAGAAAAATATCTAAAGGTAACTATGATGGATTTTTGGGAACAGTAAAAAACTTTTCATGGGAATTTAATAAAGAACAACAATATGTAATTAATTTAACTTTAATAACTATTGGAAGTGTAATTGAAAGTTTAAAAATAAATCTCCCATCTTCAACAATTAAATACCCACCTAAGGAATTAGAAGAAGGACAAGATAACGCCCAACAAGGATTTCAAAACGCTCTTATTAACTTAATTCAAATAGTTGCAACCCCTGACCCTTTTAATACTGAAGATGAGGAAATAAAAAAAATTCCATATATTAAAGGTATACCTTTTTTTGGGAGCAACTCCTATATTGATAATAGATATAAACCTATTAAATATGCTGATGATGGGTTAACAGCAGTAGCTTGTTTTGCTAATTATGGTAATAATAAATTTATTAGATATATTAAATTTGAAACTTTATTAGAATTAATTAATGATAATCTTCTTATTTATAATAATGAAGGTGATCCAACTTTAATTAGGATTGATACTAGTGATGAACTTTACTGCTATAGTAATGGATTTAGCATCTCAGCAGACCCTTCAAAAATGTTGATTGGTTTTAAAAAAGATACTAATGAATTAAAAGCTAATATTTTTAATTTAACTCTTCCATTTTTCCATGATACTGTAAACGAAGTTCAAGTTGGTAAAATAAAAAATTTATTTTTTACTTCTGAATATCTTATCCAAGAAATAAAAGATAATACAGATAAAGATGAAAACCTAAATTTATTTGATTTTCTAAATGGCCTACTATCTACCGCAAATAATCTTTTAGGAGGAGTTAATAAATTAAAAATTAAAATTACTGATAAAGAATTTAAATTAGTAACAAATACAGACAACGATCCTGATCAAGTTGCAGAATCAAAAATTGAACAAGTAATCGAAATTTATGATGAAGTTCAGCCATATAAAAGAAATAAACTTTTTCCTAATTCTGAAAAACCCTCAATATTTAAAATATTAGGAGTAGAACCTGATAAAAAGGGAGGATTTGTTACAGATTTTAGTTTAAAAACTGAACTAACTAAAGATTTACAAACTATGATCGCTATTGGGGCACAAGCAAATGGCTCTGCAGTAGGAGAAGATGCTACTATTTTTAGTAAATGGAATGTAGGTTTAATAGATAGAATAATTCCTAATAAAAAAGACTCTGATCAACTAGCACAGTCTTTAGAAAATGCACAAAAACCCCTAGAAGAATTAAGTGATATAACTACAAAATATTTTAGTTACGTAAATTTATTCCAAAACTCAGTAGATAATCTAGAGAGTTCAGGAATTACTCCTGAAGACCAACAAAGACGTACTAATGCTGAAAATGAACTTAAAAATTTAGAAGGTACAGATAAAAAAACTCAATCTCGAAAAAGAGAATTAGAAGATTTAATTGATGGTATTCAAAAAGAATTTTTTACAGGATATGGGTTTCCTGATGTGAATTTAGGTACAGTAGAAGGAGAAACTAATTTTACTAATTTTGTTAGTATCCAAAAAGAATTTTTTAGAAGAGCTTTATCTTTTGATGCTATAAGTAAACAAACAGTAACTCCTACTATAGGATTTCTTCCAATTAATTTTTCTTTAACATTTGAGGGTCTATCAGGAATTAGAATATTCGATAAATTATCAATTGAATCTAAATTTTTACCTAATAATTATGGAGATACTTTAGAATTTATTATTACTGAGTTAGATCATTTTATAGAGAATAATAAATGGTATACTAGAATAGGAACTCTTTCTATCCCTAACACTATAAATAAACCTGAAGCTGTAATTCAAATAAAACAATTATCCGAAGTTGCAGCTCAATTCTTAGTACTTGATGATTTTGTAGGAGCTTATGCCTATGAAAATAGTGCTGTAGCTACTTTAATACTTGAAACCTACGATAGTAGAGAAGATGCAGACGCTGGCCCCACAAACTTAAGAAAAGCTGGAAATTTATTACTTCCTGATATTTCCCCTGATATTCCTGCAACTCCAACAGCTACAACTGGAACCCAAAACCAAAGTGTTTTAGTTTCAATAGGTAAATTAGGAGGGTCTCTTGACCTACCGAATCGTTCTCCTATCACAAATGTTAAATTATCAATTCAAGATAAAGATGATCGTCAATTTTATAAAAAACAATATGGGGGTCATTACTTTTTAGAACAAAATGCTGCATATGCTTTAGATAGTTTAGCAAGAAAAGCTCAACGAGATGGTATTAGTTTTACAATTACTAGTGCTTATAGAGATTTAAACCACCAAGCAAGGATTCTAAAAAAAGATAAAGAAAACGCAGCTACAAATAGTCCTCATAGTTATGGTGGAGCTATAGATATACAAGAAATTTCATCAGTCTGTAGAAATGATAATGGTGATCTTACCTCTAATCCTGGAATTAATTCTTCTGTTAGGACAAATAATAAAATATTTAAATGGTTAGATGAAAATGGCCCTAAATACGGATGGTACAACCCAGCACGTTTAAGAGATGGTATAGGCCAAGATGAAGCCTGGCATTGGGAATTCTGGGGGGTTCCAGGTCAACGTGTATCTTATTCTAACACTTACGGAAATGATGGAGATAGAAAAGGAATCTTTGGGAACCACTACGAAAATGTCCCAGAATTAGAAGATCCAAAAGAAGATAAAAATGGAAAATTAATCTCAAAAGGAAATAATACTTTAGCATTAAATGTTGGAAGTCCCTATTTAAAGAAAAAAGGTAACATAGTACTTACTGAAAGTACAGAAGATCTTGCAGATTAATGTATTATCCTAAATCACATATAACCCCTAATTTATATTCTAATGGAGAATTATCTATTAAAAATAATAATACTCCTTATACTGGGTATTATTTTAAAACTTTAGATGGAAAACAATTTACAGGTAAATTTCCTGGGGATGGTAAAAATCAAGAATTAAATCCATATACTAATACGGGTTTTACAACAACTGAAGAGTTTGAAGCTAACACCCCAGAAGATACTAGATTTTACCCAGTAAATATTGATTATACATTACTTAAAGATATTAAACTTAATCAAGGACTTACTTCCTCCCCAACCCCCTTCTATCCCCAACCCAACGAGCAAGATTACCAACTAGGAGAATTTACTAGATATTTTTCTAAAAAAACAAATGAAAACAAATACACTGAAACTAGTGCCTTATTTAAAAATAGTTTGCATATTGGTATCCAACTACCTTGGCTGATAACAGGAGATAGAGATGAGGTAATTAGAGTAAATCAAAATATAGTAAAATTAAGAGAGCAACAACTTAACGTAAGTGGGCTTGGAGAATACCTAAAATTTAATTATATTAAGTTTTATAGATAAAGTTATTATAAGTGTTTTGGTTAATTGAGAATAAAGAACAATTTTCATGGTTACAAAATAGTGGTTTTAAAGAAGTATTTGTAGAGATTATCCCAAATAATCCTTACCAACACCCTTCCCAAAACTCAATTTGTGCCTTTTATATAAGACCCATTGTAGGTCACAAGGGATATATTCTACCTATCTCTCACCCCGAATGTGAAATTTTATTTGAAGATGAGGTTTATCTATGGTTAAAAGGGTTAGATAAGTTATATGTAAGGGATAAAAAAGAATTCCTACATTATACAATATTTAAACAGCTTATAGACATAACACTCCACTCTCCTCCGTATATACTTCCACAAACAACAGCACACACTACCCTTTATAGAAGATTCCCCGATCTTTTAACAGTAAATCAACTTGTACCGATTACTAAACACTATGAGGTTTGCGAGCAAATATATGATGATTTGGAGCACCGCATTAACCCCCGCGTAAACCCGTTTTATAATGACAAAGCTACATTAGTGTTCAATGCAATTGAGCGTAATGGCATAAAAATAAATAAAAATGAATTTGAAAAACACTTCCACCCAGTTGATAACGAATTTGTTCATACCGTTTATAATTTCAAGACGCTTACTACACGTCCTTCAAACAAGTTTAGAGGAGTCAATTATGCGGCACTTTCCCACAAGAACGGTTCTAGAAAAAGTTTTATACCACATAACGATAAATTTGTTGAGTTTGATATTAGTGCCTACCATCCTACTTTATGTGGTATGCTTGTTGATTTTAAATTTGATAATGGTGATATTCATGAGTCTTTTGCAAGCATGTATGGTGTTGATTACGCTAAGGCAAAAGAATTAACGTTTAAACAACTATACGGAGGAGTATTTGATAATTACAAGGATTTACCATTCTTTAAATCAACATCTGAGTATATACGTAGAAACTGGGAAGAATTTAATACCACGGGTTCGATAACGTGTCCTATCTCTAATTATGTTTTTAAAAAAGATGAGTTAGAGGATATGAATCCTCAAAAATTATTCAATTATGTTTTACAAAATATGGAAACAAGCTTGAATATTGAAATATTATTTCGTATATTTAGGCTATTGAAGGGGAAAAATACTAAGTTAGTATTATATACTTATGATTCGTTTCTCTTTGATGTAGATAAGGAAGAATTGCCCGTATTGGAGCAAGTAAAACAAGTTTTTAATGAATTAAAGTTACAAATTAAGGAAAAAAATGGAAGCAGCTACGACTTTGAATAATTACGATTATATTTATGGGGAAGATATACACTCACCCCAAAGTAATATAGATTTGAATAATAAACTATTTTGTACGTTTACTACGTTAGAAGATCTTGATTCTTTGGTGAGTGACCTACAATCCCAATACAGCATAATGTATAATAAAATGTTCGTGTTGCACGTAAAGAGCAATAACGAATACGTCGTTACATATAATGTAGACCAGGCTAATGTAGCCTCGATCCCAGAGAATACAATCTTAGTACATAGAAAAAAAGATAGTAATACCTTGTATACTATAAATGCTTTAAATGAATTAATTAAGCGTTTAAACAATGGTGTAGTAGATACACGTTTTAGAGTAAATTGGCAACACTATCGTAATACAATTCTTTTAACTCAACAAAATGAGCTTAAAGAACTAAAAACTAAAATTCATAAGATTATTGAGCTTTAATTTGGCTCCCCGAAATTAGTTTCGTATATTTAGTTAGTTATTAATAAAAAGTTATAAACATGGATTTAGACGTAATCAAGAAGCGACTAGAGGCGCTTGAAAAATCACCCTCTAACAATAACAATGGTAAGTCATTGTTCTGGAAACCATCAGTAGGTAAACAAGTAATTCGTGTTGTGCCTTCTAAGTTTAACAAATCAACCCCATTTAGTGAATTGTATTTCCATTATGGTATTGGAAAGCCTGTAATGATCTCTCCAATTAACTTTGATGAAAAAGATCCACTAGTAGAATTTGCTAAACAACTTCGTAAAACTGACAACCCTGAAAACTGGAAATTGGCTAAAAAACTCGAACCAAAAGTTCGTTACTTTGCCCCTGTCATTGTTCGTGGTATGGAAGATGAAGGTGTTAAGATTTGGCAGTTTGGTAAAGAATTATATTCTTCATTCCTCCAATTAGCTATGGATGATGAGGTAGGTGACTTTACTGATATAGTAGGAGGACGTGATATTAAGTTAACTACTGTGGGACCTGAAATTACAGGTACTAAGTACAATAAAACTACAGCTTCACCTTCAATGAAAGTTACCCCACTAGATGGAGATTCTTCAAAAGTAGAAAATTGGCTTACCAATCAGGTAGAACCAAAGGGAGTATTTAAGCAAGTTCCTTACGATGAGATGAAATCTAACCTTGAGTCTTGGTTGACTCCTGAAGATGCACCTCAAGAAGGCGATATCATTGATGATGAAAAACCAACAGAGGAAACTAATTACTCACTTAACACATCAACTGAAAACGTTAAACAAACCAAATTAGATAAATTTGATAGTTTGTTTGATGATGATAAAGAAGATGATCTACCATTTTAATTATGCCTAGAAAAGCAAGTAAATCTTTAACAGCAGCTGTATCTGCTGAGATTAAATCTAAATTTGACCTTAACAGTTTTAAGGATAAAAAAGGATTAGGTGGTAATGTTAAATTTAAACCACAACAATGGATTCCACTTTCTAAAGCATTTCAAGAAGTAACCTCTGTACCTGGTATTCCAATGGGGCACGTATGTCTCCTTAGAGGTCATTCTGATACGGGAAAAACCACAGCCTTAATTGAGGCTGCGGTTTCTGCCCAAAAATCTAAAGTGTTACCTGTATTCATTATTACAGAGATGAAATGGAATTGGGAACATGCCATGCAAATGGGATTAGAAGTAAATGAAATATGGGACCCTGAAACAGGTGAACTAGTAGACTACCAGGGTGATTTTATTTATGCTGATAGAGAATCACTTCATACAATTGAAGATGTAGCAGCCTTTATTTTAGATTTATTAGACGAGCAGAAAAAAGGTAATTTACCATTTGATTTAATGTTCTTATGGGATTCAATTGGATCAGTTCCATGTCAAATGTCTGTTGAGAAGAAAAAAAATAACAACGAATGGAATGCTGGTGCTATGTCTACACAATTTGGTAATGTAGTTAATCAAAAAGTTGTAATGTCTCGTAAGGAAAGTAGCCCATATACTAATACATTAGTTGCTATTAATAAAGTATGGACTGCTAAACCTGAAACACCCATGTCAATGCCTAAATTGATGAATAAAGGTGGTTTTACAATGTGGTATGATGCTACTTTTGTTGCTACATTTGGTAATATTTCAAATGCTGGTACCTCTAAGATTAAAGCAATCAAAGATGGTAAACAAGTAGAATTTGCTAAGCGTACTAATCTTCAAATTGATAAAAACCACATTAATGGTATTACTACTAGAGGTCGTATTATTATGACTCCACATGGTTTTATTGAAGATAATGATAAATCACTTAAATCTTATAAAAGTGACCATGCTAAGGAATGGGCTGCAATTTTAGGGGGGAGTAATTTTGATATAGTTGAGGAAACTGATACTATTACCCCTGAGGTAACTTACGAACAAGAACCAAATTAAATTATGGCAAATAAAGATTTATTAGAGCTCCTTAATAACATGGATAAGGAGCCGGAGATACCCTCCTCACCACATGAAAGAGTTTTATTTATTGATGGTCTAAATCTATTTTTTAGAAACTTTGCGATGTTGAATATTGTTAATCAGCAAGGTGTCCACGTAGGTGGGTTAGGTGGTTTTATTCGTTCATTAGGGACTCTAATAAATGCTATTCAACCAACTTCAATGTATGTTATATTTGATGGAGAAAATTCATCAATGAATAGAAAAAATGTTCTCTCAGAATATAAAGCAGGTCGCCATCAATCTCGTATTACTAATTGGGAAATTTTTGAGAATGTAGGAGATGAACACGATGCTAAACTAGATCAAATAGTTAGATTAATTGATTATTTAAAGTGTCTCCCTGTTAAAACATTAGCGCTCGATAAGGTAGAGGCCGACGATATTATCGCGCATTTAGCAACAAAAATCACCACAGATAATGATAACTCAAGAGCATTTATTGTATCAAGTGATAAAGATTTTATCCAATTAACTAGCAATAAAATTTGTGTATACCGTCCTATTGAAAAGGACTATTATACACCTGAGACAGTAGTAAATAAATTTAAAGTGTTACCTGAGAATTTTATTCTTTATAAAGTCTTAATGGGTGATGCCTCTGATAAAGTTCCTGGGATTAAAGGTTTAGGTGAGAAAAAATTACATAAATTATTCCCAGAACTAAATCAAAGAAAGCTTACACTAGATGATATAATTGAGATTGCTGGAGAAAAACATAAAGAGCATGTTATATATTCTCGTGTAGTATTTGAAGAAGGTAATCTTCGCAAAAATTATAAGATTATGGATTTACATAATCCTATGGTAGATGAATTAGAAAAAAACTATTTAAATGAGCAAATAGATATTAATCCACCCGTGCTAAACCAAAAAGCTTTTCTTAGATTCTACCAAGAAGATGGGTTACGCCATCTAATTAAAAACCCCGAGTTTTGGGTTAATAACCAGTTCCAATCATTAAATAGTTTTGTAAATGACTCTGAGTAGTTTAAATAAGTATGGTCCAGCGTTTCAAATTAAGGTTATACATTCTTTATTAGAACGTAAAGAATTTTTAATTAATATTCATGATATCTTAGATTCATCTTACTTTGATAATCAAGCCCATAAGTGGATTATTGATAACATTTTAAAGTATTATAATGATTATCATACAACCCCTACCCCTGAGGTATTAAAGTCCGAATATGAAAAAGTTACTAATGATGTTTTAAAAGTATCTATTAGAGAACAACTTAGAGATGTTTATAAAATCGTTGCTACAGATTCTGAGTATATTCAAACTGAATTCTCAGCATTTTGTAAAAATCAACAATTAAAAAAAGCACTATTAGGTAGTGTTGATTTACTCCAAGCTGAGGATTATGATTCAATTCGAGGATTAATTGATAATGCCCTAAAAGCAGGAATGGATAAAAATATTGGACATGAATATATGAAAGATATTGAAACACGTTATAGAGAAGAACAACGTGTTACCATTCCAACACCTTGGGCTCAATTTAATGAAATATTGCAAGGTGGTTTAGGTAATGGTGATTTTGGTTTAATATTTGGTGGCCCCGGTGCTGGTAAATCTTGGTCATTAGTAGCATTAGCTGGTAATGCTGTAAAAATGGGGTTTAATGTTGTTTATTATACATTAGAGTTAGGTGAGGATTATGTAGGTAGAAGATTTGATGCCCATTTTACAGGTATTCCTGCTAACGAGATTATAATGCATAAAGATAAAGTTGAAGACGTAATGGCTAAGTTACCTGGCAATCTTATTATTAAAGAATTCCCACCCAATAAAGCATCTATATCAACTATTGAGTCACATATCCAGAAATGTGAAGATTTAGGTACCAAACTTGATTTAGTAGTTATTGATTATGTTGATCTTCTTCGATCAAAGAAAGTAAGCAAGGAACGGAAGGAAGAAATTGATGATATTTATATAAGCACGAAAGGATTAGCCCGCGAGCTTAATATCCCAATTTGGTCTGCTTCTCAAGTTAATAGACAAGGAGCACAAGATGAAATTATTGAAGGACATAAAGCAGCGGGCTCTTATGACAAAATGATGATAACAGATTTTGCGGCTTCAATTAGTCGTCGTGCAAAAGATAAACAAACTGGAGTTGGTAAACTCCATATAATGAAGAATAGATACGGAATGGATGGACTTACTTATAATGCTGCTATCAATATCGCCATTGGTGAATATAAGATTATAAGTGATTTAGAGTTTGAAGAACTAGCCGGTTCACCCGAATCTAACCCCAATGAAGGTTCTTTAATTACAGATAATTTTAATTTATCTGAAAAAAACCAGTTACGTAACCTTTTATTTAACTCATAACTTTTTAATTAACAAACTACAATGGCAAAAAAAGACCTTTTGAAGGAACGCATCGTTTACAAACCATTTGAATATCAAGAAGCCGCTGATTATTGGTTAAAACAACAACAAGCACATTGGCTTCATACAGAAGTCCCTATGATGAGCGATATTACAGATTGGAGCTCAAATTTAAATGAAACAGAAAAAAATATTATTGGGTCTATCCTTAAAGGATTTGCCCAAACAGAAACAGTTGTAAACGATTATTGGTCAGGGTTAGTAACAAAATGGTTCCGTAAACCAGAAGTTATTATGATGGCTACAACATTTGGTGCGTTTGAAACAATACATGCTGAAGCATATTCACTATTAAATGAAACACTTGGACTTGAGAATTTCGATGAGTTTATGGAAGATGAGGCTACGATGGCTAAAATTGAAAATCTTACTGCTGTTAGGGATAGTTTTAATGGTGAAAAAGATCTCCATGAAATTGCTAAATCACTCGCTATATTCTCAGCATTTACCGAGGGAGTTAATTTATTCTCTTCCTTCGCCATTCTCCTATCTTTTAAGATGCGAAACAAGCTTAAAGGAGTGGGTCAAATTGTTGAATGGTCTATTAGAGATGAATCCCTCCATTCAGAAGCCGGATGTTGGTTATTTAGAACACTTGTCGATGAAAATCCTCAAATCAAAACACCAGAACTTGAAGCAGCGATAAATGAAGCAGCTTTACTTTCTTTAAAACTTGAATTAGATTTTATTAGAAAATGTTATGAATTAGGTGATTTAGAAGGGTGCTCTCAATATGATTTAGAAAACTTTATTAAAAATAGAGTTAATGTAAAATTAGGTGATTTAGGTTATAAAGCAATCATTGAAGGGGTAGATATGACATCTGTAGAAAGAATGAGCTGGTTTGGTGCCCTCTCAGGTGGAAAACAACATACAGATTTCTTTGCAAATAGAGTAACAAATTATTCAAAAGGCCACATGGAGTGGGATGAAAGTATATTTTAATTATGGATAACAATATTATAGCAGATTCCTCCCAATGGGAAAGAGGTAAAGATTATCCTGAATTTTTTGATGAAGTAGCATTGTCTACAATTTCAAAAGGATATTTAATGCCTGGGGAAACTCCCCGTAAAGCGTATAGACGCGTTGCTAATGCTGTAGCTGACAGGTTAAACAGACCAGACTTAGCAAATAAATTCTTTAAATATATTTGGAATGGATGGATTGGGCTTGCAAGCCCTGTTCTTTCTAATACTGGTACAAACCGGGGTCTTCCTATTAGTTGTTTCGGGGTTGATACTCCTGATTCGGTTAGAGGTATTGGTCTCACGAATGCTGAGCTTATGCGCCTTACCTCTTATGGAGGAGGCGTTGGTATCTCATTGTCAAGGATTAGAGGAAGAGGAGAAAGCATAACTGGAAATGGTAAAAGTGAAGGTATTGTACCTTGGGCTAAAATTTACGATTCTACTATTATTGCTACCAATCAGGGTAGTGTAAGACGTGGAGCAGCGTCAGTTAACTTAGATATTAACCATATCGATGTTAAGGAATTTATGCAAATTCGTAGACCTAAAGGTGATCCTAACAGACAATGTCTAAACTTACACCAAGCTGTAGTTGTAGATGATGCGTTTATGAAGCGCTTACAAGATAGAGACAGCGAGGCTATGGCCTTATGGCTTGAAATACTTAAATCACGCGTAGAAACCGGAGAACCCTACATAATGTTTAAGGATAACGTTAATAAAGACAATCCTTTAGCTTATCGTATGAATAACCTAGATGTCTCTATGACTAATATTTGTACCGAAATTACTTTACATACTGATGAGGAACATAGTTTTATCTGTTGTTTATCCTCTTTAAACTTAGCTAAGTATGATGAATGGAAAAACACAGATGTTGTTGAAATCGCTACTTATTTTTTAGATGGTGTAATGGAAGAATTCATTCAAAAAACAAATGGTAAAGATTCAATGGTTCGAACTCATCGCTCCGCTAAAAAAGGTAGAGCATTAGGTCTAGGTGTGATGGGTTGGCATACTTTTTTACAACAGAAAAATCTCCCATTTAACTCAATTGCTGCTACCGCTTGGACACATACTATTTTTAGTGATATTAAAATCAAAGCAGAAGCAGCTTCACGTCAAATGGCAATCGAGTATGGAGAACCCATTTGGTGTAAAGGTACAGGTATGAGAAATACCCACCTATTAGCAATCGCCCCTACTGTATCCAATTCACGTATCAATAGTTGTTCAGCAGGTATTGAACCTCAACCAGCAAACATTTATGTGTTTAATGGTGCTAAAGGAACTTTTATTGTAAAAAATCCTGAATTAGAAAAACTATTAATCAAAAAAGGACACAATACAACTCGTGTTTGGGATCAAATTATGGGTGATAATGGTTCTGTAATGGGTCTACCTCATGATGTTTTATCTGAAGACGAGAAAGAGATATTCATGACATTCCCAGAAGTTAACCAATTAGCTTTAGTTCAACAAGCAGCTACACGTCAAAAATACATTGATCAAACCCAATCGTTGAACTTAGCATTTGATCCAACAGACTCACCAAAATGGATTAATCAAGTTCATATGGAAGCTTGGAAACTAGGAGTTAAAACATTATATTATTTAAGAACAGATTCAGTAATTAAAGGTGATTTAGGTTCTCGTACTACTGAAGATTGTTTAGCTTGTGATGGGTAATTATGGAGGAAGAATTAGGATGGAACGATAACGACGAGATATGGGATAATACCCCATTCAACTGGGATGATCGTATCTTAGTTGAGCAAATTGTTGCTGGAAGTGGTACGCTTCCTGAAAGATATGACAAATTAACAGATGAAGAAAAAGAACGCTTCATTAAGTTAATAGTTAAGGTAAAAGGCAATCAGGAGTATTCTACTTCACATATTTATACCGAGACAAAACCGGTGAAAATCGATGAAGTCCAAGTAACAGCTGAAGAT